TCATTATTCCTCGTTCTCCACATTATTATTTAGAACTCCCTTTTTCAGTAACTTTGATAAATCTGAAGTTGATCCTACAAATAATGCATTGTTAACTGTCTTTGGTGAATCCTTTTCTTCTTTCTTCAATTCCTTCATTTTTGATTGAAGATCAATCAATTTATCAGTTGTATCTCCAACACTTTTAATTATTTGTCCTGCAACTTCATATGCTCTGGGGTGATCACTTCCTTGTGCTACTTCTAGAATTCCATTGAGTGCTTCTTGTCCCTTTTCAATTAAAGAATATAAGTTACCTCTTGAGTACTCATAATCAAGAGTTGAATCTTCTTTCTTTTCTACTTTTTCGATTTTATTGTTTTTTGGTGTATTAACTGGTTCAACATCCAAAAATTCATCTATCTCATCAAACTTACTCATACATCAACTCCTTTTGTAGGACTATAATCTTTAAAGTCTGATAAATCAAACCTTTGCTCACTAAATCCAAAGTCATCACCAACTTCAACAAGTGCGTCATCTTGAGCATTAACTGCATCAACTGCATCACCATTTACATGAGTATCTATAGTTGTTCCATCTTCACCACGCCTTACAGTGATGTGATTGCTCTCAATTTCTTTGATGAACATAAGTTCACTACCGATTGCAATGTAAGTATCCACAACTAAACTTGCAGTATTTTGTACCAAGAATTTCTTCTGTGTCTTTGTGATATCTTCGGCAAGTGTAGTGACTGCATCATCATTATAATCCTTAAGTGCTCTTGGTTCAGCAATGTATCTTTTGAATCTCTGTGCAGTTTTAGTATTTGTGTTTGCGTTATAATCGACCTGAACTTTCTTAATGAGACCTGAACTAGAATCTGATACTGGGCCAAACAGATAAGTTTTTGCAGTGAATGATAATGTATGAGTTATAATCCTTTTTTGATCATATCCACTATCATAATTATCATCAAAAGTTACACTTTCTAATACCATTGGTATATCTCTTTTCTCACCAATTGCTTTGACTAAATCTACAGTTAAATTAAATGATGGTTGGAAGTATGGTAATATCTGTTCAATAATTTGTAGAGAGTCTTCATTATATTGAGTCATTGCATATAACTTAAAACTTAAATTATAAGGAACTGGCATGAATACTTTTCTTGCACTCTTTGAACCGTCTTTTGTAAATGCTTTGAAAGTTTGCATTGTAGAAACTTTTCTTGCAGGATCATATGATATTCCATCCATCTCAAATGCTAAACGAGGTAAAGTTATTGCAACTCTCTTTCTTAAATCTGGTTTTTGTTCTAATCTTGCTAAAAACTTTTCTGTTGGGCCATAAGCAATCGGAACTCTTACAGTTGAAAATGCTCCACCTGCAGCAGTCTGATGTTTGATATCAATTTCATTAAAAAGAGTACCAAAGGCAATAATAGTCCTTCTGACTATTTCATGGTAATAATAGGTTCCTAACATATCTTAAACAGGACTTATCCAAACTATTTAGAATAAATCATTCCAATTTGTACCATCAAAGCACTGCATTTTGCTTGCTGTAGTATTAAATATTATTGAACCTGTTACAGTTGTAAGTCCAACACGTTCATCTGTGGTATATTTTGGTGGAGAAATTTGTCCAACAATACCATCTTCATTTTTCCATACCTGTGTGTCGTTAGTAGCCATTAGAAATCACCAAACGGGTTATCTTCAGAAAAGTCTATAATTGAGTCTGCTTCGGACTCAACAACTATATTTTCGTTGTAATTATCATACTCATCTTGGTCAGAAACACTTCTTACAATGTACTCAGAATCTGAACCTAATAGGGTAGTTCCAATACCAACAACCGATTCTCCTTGTGCAAAACCAACACCACCAACATTTGTAACTTTAAGAATTCTTGTATCTGCATCCCAATCAGAAACATATGCAGTTGTTCCTGTTGAAACTCCTCTAACCAATTCTTTAAACATATAGTTTCCAGTTGCTAAACCTGCTCTTGCAGGTGGGTCAATGGTTATGGTTGGAGTTGCAGTATATCCAATACCTGCAAAGGAGTATCTAATTGAAGCAACTTGACCAAGAGTATTGACGATTGCTATTGCTTTTGCAGTTGAACCAATTCCGATATTTGTATCTAATCCAACAGCATTGATAGAAACTTGTGGAGTAATACCATAACTAGCACCAGCATTGTTAATAGTTGGTGTATGTATTGTTCCTTCTGCTATAACTGCAGTTGCTGCAGCACCAGTTCCAAATGCATTTTGACTTCGAATCGTAACTGTTGGGGTAACTGTGTAAGCAAAACCTGGATTTGTTATTTCAATACGATCTACTGATTGTCCATTTTGACCACTTCTACTTGTCATAATTGCAACAGCAGTTGCATTGATACCTTGACTTGGTGCACTTGATATGCCAACTAATGGTGGAAGTGTATATCCTGTTCCATCATTTATTAAATCAATAAATGCAACTCCCTTACCAATATTAGTACTACTTACATCTTTAGATAACTGAACAGATGCTGATGCAGTTGAAGCAGCAATACTAACCATACTTATTCTAGTTGTATATCCAAACTCTACAGCTGCTGCATCTACTGCTTCAATTCCAGTATCAATATTTTCATCAAGAGCGTAATCCATTACCTCACAACTCAATGTATAAACATACAAATTATTCAACTGATAGAATGGTTTCTTACCCTCAACATACTTGATCTCAAACATTGTATTATCAAGAGGGAAGTATATTAAATCTCCTTCTTCTGGTCTTGATGCTAATTCTATTTGACTATCTCCATTCAAAAAAGGACTAATAAAATCTTCATATCTCTCTTTTGATACTACAAATGTGACTGCATCTGTAGTTTGAACTCCAAATTTCTGTAAAATGTCTCCGTTTCCTTCAAATCCTTGATAATTTAAAAGGTATGCCTCCATACGATAAGCATCATCAAAAGTAGAGGCAACAACCTCTTTCATGATTGTCTTTTTGTTTATTATTTTACGAGGAAGATAAACAATATCTTGCCCATAAATTTTTAGTTGCTCATTTATAAGGTCTTGAACTAATCTCTGTTCGTTTGTTGATCCTTGAAGAAAATATGGTGAAAGTGGCATGATATCATCCTATGAGATCAAGAGGTGGTATTTCGTATTCTGTTTTGAGTGAGTATTCGATTTCTTCAATTTCTTTTAAAGCATCCTCATATATCTGTCTTCCATTTAACTGAACTCCACCAGGTAATAATACACCATTGAATTTAATTAAATTCATTCCCCATTGTTTTTTAATAATTGCTGTTGCATATCTCTTTAACCAAAAATCATTATAAATTGCAGGTGCGTCTGATGGATCTAAAAGACGATAACCATCAATGATAATAAATGTATCATCAGACATTTGCCCAAAATCAATATCAAGATATAATCTGTGATTCTTTTTATTAAATCTTAATTGTGTATCTGGAGTAATAATACGACTTAAATCTTCCAAATAAGTTTTGGTCATTGCATAGTTCATTAAATCAAGTGCACCATAATAATATAAGTCATTCAAAAATATCTGATATTTAATATTAAACATACCACTGGATATGGTGCTTGCATCCATTTTAAGGACTCTTTCTACACCTAATACATGATCTGGTAGTTGTATGAAATTTTGACTTTCTGTAAATGTTGTTGTAGTTATACCAACAGTTGAATTTGCTGTTGTTGTAGTAATTCCAGTCTTTAATGTTTCTTTATTTTCTTTCGTAATTTCATGTTTCAATAACATTCTTTCGACACCATCAAAGTGACGTTCTTGAAAGTATTGAATAGCATCATCAATTAAATCATCTATCTGATCGTCATCCACATTAACTTCCAGCACAGGATATCCTAGTCTTCGTAGACAGTAATCTATCAATCCTTGCCTTGTGGATGGCTTACTCATTTCTTAATTCCCCTTTTCGGTTTTTGCAACTCCTCAAATTGTTCTTTCAATTGCATGTAATCATTTAACATAGATTCCATTTTTGCTTCTAATAATATATTTTGATTAACTAATGTTGATAATTTCTTATGGTAATGATTAATCAAAATATTCACATCAACTTCACTGTTCATAGTATCAGAATTGACCTCCATCAATTGTTGTTGTCCACTTCGGTATGCCACTGGCATCCGTTGTTAGTATATAGTTTGAAGTAGTTATACCAGATGTTGTAGCAGCAGCACCAACTACTTTACCAGTAGTATCAAAGTATAGAACTCCATTACCAGTAGCATCGAAATCTCCAGTTTGGAAATAAATTCCCTTGATATCTAGGAATCCTCTTGTACCGCTTACAATATTACCAGTGTTAGTGGCATCTGGAATGTATGTAAATGATCTTTCAGGTGCATTACTATTTTCACCCACACTATCATTATAACCAAAGAATCCAGTTTTGTTATTTGCTACTCCAGTTCCAGTATTATAATTAAAAGTAATACCACGATCTGTATTGGTATCAAATCCATGAACAACCGTTAACTGTGAATTTGTTCCTATACCAGCAGTTGTTTGACCATCAATGAATACAGTCGAAACACCAGCAGATGAACTGTAAGAATGTATAGTTGTTGTACCTGCACCAGGAAGACCAGTACCAGATATTGTGTCTCCAGTGTTAATACCTACAATTGAATCTAAAGTGATTGCAGATGTTCCAGCTCCGACAATTACTACTACAGTTCTTTTACTTGTTACATCACCAATATTCATTATTGGATCGTTTAGTGATGTATTTGTAGAGTTAACAGTTGTTGTAGTTCCATCTACTTGTAAACTACCCTTGATAATGACCATTCCATCACTATCTAAACCATCTGGATATGGGTCAATGAATAAAGTATTTCCACCACCAGATTTAGTTCTAATTACATTAGAAGAAATACCAATGTTGTCAACAATAAACTCACCAGTACCAGGAGTAATTATTTCAACAGGAACATTGTTATAAACCCAACCTTTACCTGTTACCTGAACTAAATCTGTTCCGTCTTCATCATATTCAATGCTTGCATCTTCACTTGCACCAAAGGTTAATTTGGTATCATCATTAATAATTACTTGACCAGCACCGTTAGTTACGAATCTTATATCCCCATCAGTATTATTTGAGTATATTGTGTTCCCATCAATTGTAAGATTATCTACTGTCCAACTATCTACTCTCGGTAAAGTTTGAGATGCATATGCTGGCCCAAATCCTGAAGCACTACCACCTGGATGTCCAGTATAGTTAACTGCTAAAATTGGTATGAATCCGTTTGATGCAGTAGCACCTAAAGCATTAGTTTTACCTCTAACCTCACCTGGCCCATTATTCATCATATCGGTGAAGTACTTACCACCAATAACTATCGGATTTGGATCTGGATTATCATTATTTCCAACGAACAATCTTGCACCTAAATTATCATGATCTCCATTCGCAATCGTAACAGCAAGTTCACCGTAGTTTATACTACCTGGAGCAGCATTGCCAGTCGATCTTTTTACTCGTATTATGCTGGCCATTTAAAAACTTCCCCCATTAATGTTTAAATTTTGTGTTGCTCCTGGTGTTAATTCTAAAGTTGCTTCAAATTTACTCGTTGCTGCGTTAAACACTAAAACCATTCCATTTTGTAAACCACCAGATATGTCTACATCTGATAGTCCACCCAAAGTTCCACCACTACCAGATATAGAGGATATGACTTTATTAGCGTTGTTTGATCCGACTCTGACTTTTATATCAGCCATTTTAATTAACCTGTAGTAACTCCAGCAGTAACAATAGCACTCCCACTAACAATTCTTGTTTTTAAAGAACCATCATTTAATAATACATCATAACTATACCTACCTGCCTTCAAAGCAGATGTGATAGAAGACCCCAATGCAATTTTCAATTGTCCTTGTGCTCTATTTGGAAATGACACCGAAAATAATGCCTTATCGTTTAATGAAGCAGGATGTTTCTTTAGTTTTGAAGTGGCCGTATAACCAGTCAAATCTAAAGGTGAGTTTGCTGTATTCTCCAAATTGAACGTTTGGTTGAAATCAGCACCAGCATCAATTACTATGTTACTAATATATGCTGCCATTATTTAACTAATTAGAATCTGTCTTGGAATATTTATAAATCATTTATCCATCATATTTTTAAGAAGGGTTTTAATCTCATCCATATCCTGTTTTAAAGAATCCAAATCACTACGCATATTATCAAATTTTGCCTTTTCCTCATACTTTTTTTGAGAAAGTTTCAAAAATTTATCAAATTCACTCTTATTTTGATTGACAATTGCATTTGAATCTATATCTCTGACAAGAGAAATATCAGATTTTACTTTTAAATATTTCTCCATTAATCAATTTGAAATGATCTAAGTGCAATTGATCTAAAGTTTTTAATTCTAGGTGGTTTTGCTTGGTTTGTTGATGTCATAACGACTTTAATCATAAACTGTTTAAACTGTGCAGTATTCTCAGCAGTGAATTTATATTCACTAAAAGTATTTCTGGTTCTATTTGGATTTACAACTTTGTCAGGTGATCCATTAGTATTGAATGGAATGTAAGTTGAATGGTCATCATCACCATCACCTCTAATTAACTTATAGAATACTCTAATATCTCCTTCTGCCTCTCTGTGTCCATCAAATTGAACTAACAATGAATTAGAAACAAACTCTAAGTTAATCATTTTTGTTTCATATATTGAAGTATTTGGATCAGAACCAGGAATCTTTGGTCTACTATCAGTTTCAAAATCATCAACCTTATCATCTACAAGATTACTTATTGCAATAATATTTGGATTTTCCAAATCAATCATTGGTGATACATCTTTATTGCTAGTTGAAAGTGTAAGTTCTAAAGCAAATGATTTTTGATTAGAAAGTAAATTATATTCATTTGATTTTGATGCAACCATTCTAGGATCATCAAAATAATTTATCTTATTCAAAGCAACAGTTTCATAACCTTTATCGGAGAATGATGCTTCATTACCACTTAAACTAGTGCCAGAAGTAGTTTTGACTCTTGCAGATATATTTGTATCTGTGGGTGTTATAGATGTAATTTGTGGATTAATTGCTTCAAATGGAATATTTTGAGATACAAAAACTGCACTACCACCACCAGATTTAGTTGTGATAAATGATGGTTCAGTTGTTCCAGTAGTATTAATACCAATAAAGTAACTATCAAATGTTTTTTCTCTAGAGTCAATATCATGTTCTTTGTTAATTTTTCTAAGAGATACTCCATTAAATTCATACTTGTAAACTAAAGTATTTGCAGCATGATTAGATTTTAAACTAGAATCAATACCCCTATCAGCACCATCAATAGTGATTGTATTACCTGAAATTGTATTGTATGAAATGATTTCTTTATCAATAAGAAGATAACCAGCTGTTCCAACTCCTACTGCACCACCTTCAAATGTCGTAAAGTTAGTTCCACTAGAGAGAGTTATTGCTGTAGTATCATCATCAATATTATTAGTTAAAGTTGTCGGTGCTCCATCAGGATGGAAGTTTGAAACTCTAACTTTATTAGTGCTTGAATGCATTCCATGATTCTTATGATCAAACTGTAAAGTATAACCATCTCTTATCGAATCTGGATTGACTGTGCTAATATCAGCAGCAGCAATTGTAGTTTGAGTTCCACCGCCAGCATAGTGAACTACATCTCTATTGTTGACAAAACTATCTTTTACATTATCCAATACAATTAAATCTGTATTATTGATACTAGATGCATCCTTAACAACTGCTCTTACTCCAGATCCTGTATTACCAATATTTCCTAGTAACAATAAATCACCAGCAGCATAACCAGAACCAGCAGTGGTTACAGTCAACGCAGTACCTGCTATGATTGGATTAGCAGAAGTGTTAACTGTTACGCTAACAACTGCACCTGTTCCAGATCCTGTTAATGAGGTGACACTAATATTACTAAATGCCTGATTATTAGGAAGAGAAGAAGTTAATCCAATTCCACTAACACCAGTGACTGGATCTGCTACTATGGTTAATTTATTATTTCCAGTTGCTAAAGGCCCACCAGTTGCAGATACTTTTCCTGTATTCACAACACCTGTCGCACTTGTTTGTCTTACTTCTTCACCTTGTGCAATTGTAGCAGAGGTAGTTGAAGATAATTTAACATTAACTCTCTTTGAGAATCCTACTACTGGATTTTCTTTTTGAATTTCACCAAGAGGTAATTCACTATTATAAAGTAAAACACTTGATGGTGTGTCTGTAACAAAGTTTGCTTTATTGAGTTTAAACTTAAGATCTTCATATTGACTTGGTGTCCAAGTACTGTTATTTTGTGATTTAAATAATGAACCCACAATTGGTTGACCACTATTAAATCCACCATCAATAAGATCACTTTCTCCTATTCTATTAATGAAGCATAGGTAATTAGGTGTATTAGGTGCTCTGAACACAAGACAATATTCATATCCAGATTGTAAATAAACTGGGGATGGAAATTTAAATATAGTTCCAACACTACCATCATCAGATACATTTACATCTGCTGCTTCTATCTGAGTCTCTCCAAAAGGAACAATTTCTTGAGTTGGGTTTCCATCTCTTACTGTTCTTATCTGAACAGTTACTGGAAGGGTATCATCTTTAGTTTTAAAATACATCTCACCACTAGTAACGAAAAGTCCACTTTGAAATTCCCCTAGTTCTACAAAGAATGATTGTGCTAAAGGATTACCACCATTACCACCACCTCTTCCACCTCTACCTCTACTTCTTCTTCCACCTCTTCTTCTTCCACCTCTTCTAACTGATCTAACATCAGTGGTTTGAGTAACTTCAGTTCTATCTCTGGTAAATTCTCTAGTTACTTGATCACTTCCAGTTTGGACTCTTTCGATCTTAGGTGTTTTAATTGAAAGTGCTTGTTCTTGAGTGCTAGTAGAATATCCACTTGCTAAGTATTCTCCCTCTGCAGAACTAGAACCAGGATCCAATATAGTAGCGTTAGTTGCACTTGTTGTCACTCTTATAGTATTATTACCAGTAGTAAATAAAGGATTACCTTTAACTTTTGGATCAGGAATATGTAAAGAGAATATTAGATCACCAAACTCATCACTAAACAATCCCAAATCTCCAACTTCACACTCAGCAGTTCCTGAAGCGTTTACAAGGTGCATTCCTTTTGTAACGTATCCACGATGGTCAATATTATGTGGGAGTCCTAAATCTGCAGTGTCGATATTTAATACTTGACTTGTACTTGAATATGCTGTAGGGAGAATTACCTCACCAATACCAGGTAATATACATCTTCCAATAACATCTATTGGTTCATCGTAATCCCCTCTTTTATGGTCAGGTTCTGCTATTCTACATTTAATTCTTGGTTGTCCAAGAACTGTTGCAGCAACTGTAGTTTCAACTACATCTTGAGTTTTAAAAGTACCTCTCTTCATTGTAATTGGGAGATACTTAGGAACTGCATACTCAGTCAAATCCGTATTTTCCATGAATACAAAAAATCTTGTATTTGGTCTTACTCTTTTTACAGTTACTTGAACATTTCTAGATCTTACATTATATAAAACATCGATCCCTAAAACTTTAGTTCCTAAATCAACAACTTCTTGATGAGCTGATAATTCGAGACCAAACTCTCTTTCTGTACCCGACTCTTCAAAAGTCTGTCTTATTGTATTTCTAAAATCAGTAACAGTTGTAGTAGTTGTGGTTCTACCACTTCTTGTTACAGTTACATCTCTATTAATAACATCTCTATCAATAACATCTTCATCAACTAGTGTAGCACTATCTCGACCATTCCAAGTAATTTCAGTCGAATTCCAGAAACTAGATGCCATTCCACCATTCTCACGATCTTCTACTCCTAACATTGTTGCTATTGCATCAAAAGCATTATCAATTTCAATAGTTTGTGGAGTTAGAGGTGTTTCTTCAATCCAAAAATCGGAATTGGGGAGGAATTCAATAGAACCAACAAAAGTATCAACCATAAATGGGTTTACATTTTCTGTTCGAGTTGCAAATGGTTGATTTATAAAATTCTCTTCTTCATATTTTAAAGTTAATGCAGCACCACCTCTGGTAATATTACCATCAGTGAAATCATTAACAAAATTATAATCTGCCGTTGTTGGGTTTGCTTGAGTAGTAACTGTTTCAAATACTAATCCAACATTTCTTTCTGTAGATCTTGGTCTTAACTCACTTTTTTCAATATCAATATCAAATTTAGATTCTCCAGTTAAATTGTGAGAATTGTGATTTCTAAAATTATCAACGAAGAAACCAGATTTAAATTTATCTAATCCTGTATTTGGATCTTTAACTGATAAGTTTTTAGTGTCAGTTTCTAATAATGATAATGTTGTATAATTTTCTAAATTTTTAATTCTATTCTCAAGACTACCAATATCTCTCATGGTAAATCTCTTATGAGGAACTGTTTTTACTAAAACTTCTGATTGTGCATTTCGAATGTAAGGTGGAAGTTTAATTGTTGCTACCTGAAAAGCACCTTCATCTTGTAATGGTGCTTTTGGAAATCTAGATGGTGTACCATCCTTAGTAACAAATAGACCATCTGAAGTTAAATAAAGTCTATCAATTCTTCCTAGATAATATGAATAATCAACAACCACAGTTTTACCAGATACCACTGATTCTGAATTTGTTGATGCAAAATTTCTAGAAGCAAAGGAAAATGGTGAAATAGTGCTTCCTGTGTTGTATGCTGCAACTCTGGGTCTAAAATCAATAAAATCAGAAGCATAGTTGTCAAAAACATATGGTATGTCTTTTGAATAATCAAGGGTATTATAACTATTAACTGTCTCTATATTTCCAGATGTTTCATCATTAACAAGATTATCAAATATAACTCTTAATTTACGAGTTGGTTTTTCGACATTAGGTTTTCTTATAAGTCTAGAGAAATCAGAAAATTCAACTCTTTGACCATTATCCAAATCAAAGTTCTTAAGAATATTTCTATCACCAGGTGTAACTCCAGTTATTGTAGCAACGATACCAGAGGTCTTTAGAGAGATATTTTCACCAACTTGGAATACTTTGTCGTTTTCATAAACAAAAGACAACTGAGTCGCTTGTACAACTACTACACGAGCAACTGCACCCGATGTACCACCAATAAATTGTTCCCCAACAGTTACATTTCCACTAAAAGTAGCAGTTTGATCTGTAACACCAATTAATGGTAGATCTGGATCAGCTGAATCATTGGATTCAAATACAGCCAAGACACGAGTTACTTCTGGAACATTTAATGAAATATCTTCATCTTGAACTCTTGTTCCATAAACACTACTTGGTGTTAAACCATCTTGGAAGGTTGAAGTATTAATACCAGCACCAGAACCACTTAAACTAGACTTACTGACAATTAAATTATTGCATCTTGTTATTGATTTTTCTTTTGATGATAATTTACTTCTTCTTACTGCAACAGTTAGTGTAGCACTACCACTTACATCCGATAATCCACTAATAGTAACTGTTTTAAGACTCCCATTTACAACCACCATTGGTGCTAAAAGTTTTTCTACTACATTATCAAGTTCTAAAACATAATTGTATTCACTGAATGGTTCTAAGAAAAGATTACTTGTATCACCACCGAGGTCACTATCGATATTAAATGTAGCAACTCTTCCACTAAAACTTTTTGTAATTTGCTTTCTTGTAATATATGAACTGTCTAAAACATTCATGGATGCAATATACTTATCTGTCAACTTAACCCTATAACCAGGATCATCAGATTCTTTTAAAGTTGGAATTAAAACATTAACACCAGTAGGTGTGCTGTTAACAACCGCACCATTACAAATTCCAGTAAGAGACTGATTGGCAGCAAGACTTACAGAGTTTTTAGTAACTGCAGTAACTGTATTAAAATTAGGATCACCAGCAGTAGCTGATGCGTATGTAATAATATCTCCAATTTTCAATTGACTATTAAAATCAGCAATTGATCCTGATGCTAGTGCATTTCCACCAGTAATGTCAAATTCAACACCTTCGTTGAATACTAGTTTTGTACGATCTAAAACTGTATCTGCTGTAAATCCAGATGAATCTACTGCTTTTACATCTTCAAAACTATTGTCAGTGGCACTAACTATGTTATTTCCCGAATCTACTCCATTAATAATTAATGGTTCATTAATTTGAAATAATCCAGTGACATCACGAAGCTCTAATATAGTTGTTGAAATACCTGCTGAAACTGCATATCCAACAGATCCACTAAATTTACCTTTTACATGAGAGTGGATTGGAGTAGAAAAACTATTTGCAGTTGTTATAACAGTATAAAGTTGAACATCATATACTTTTAAATCGTATGTTGATAATGAAGCAGATGTTCCTACTATTGATTTAGAGTAATCAAAAACTCTTGCATCTCCAATTACAGTACCTGCAGCAGCTTGATTTAAACCCAATCTTCTA